AGCAAACGCTGTAGTAGCTAGTTGAGTTGAGTTTACTGTAGTAGCTGCAGTTGGAGCTGTTGGCGTTCCAGTTAGTGCTGGACTTGCTAGAGGTGCTCTGCTTGTGTCAATTGGGTGCACATGGTCTTGTCTAGCAGCTAGAGTGGATGTACCCACAACTGCGGTTACGGCTGGAGCTACTGGCGCTACTGAGGCTAATCCAGTAATACTGTTAAAACTCGTACCAGTCGAAACGCCAAGACCCGTTACATTACCCGTAAATACTGGAGAAGCGATATTTGCTTTTAATGCAATATCCGACTCAAGTTGAGTATGAGTTCTTGTTCCTATATTGCTTAATGTCGTGTGGTCTGTAGGATTGAACTTAAGAGAAATCCAAGTTGTCGTACCCAAATCGTACACATACATTGCATTGAGCGTGTCATTAAAATACAAAGCACCAGAAACTAAGGCGTTGCCATCATTATCTAAAGTTGGTGCTGATGTTTTAGACCCTAAGTATCGGTCATCAAATGCATCTAGTGCAGCTTCAGCCGCAATCCTAGCAGTTGTCGCCAACCCAGCTTGTGTTGTTGCCGTAGAGGCAGATGCAGCCGCTTCTGTAGCTAATGTCTTTGCACTCTTATCTGTAGTGCCATTTGGGCTAGAGGAATCTATCGCCCATGCCTTTGCTGAACCACCAGAAGCCGTAGCATCTCCGCTAGCGTATTCTTTTGATGAGTAAGATGTACCATCTACTGTTGTTGTGGCTTTAGTAGCCCAAGACTTAGCTGACCCACTTGTAGCAATACCATCAGGGTTTGAGGCATCAACAGCCCATGCTTTGGCTGAACCGCCTGTTGCTGTCAAATCACCAAGTGCAAACTCTTTAGCTGAGTATGTCCCAGTCTCAACGGTAGCAGCAGTTTTTACCGCATAATCCTCTGCCAACTGTTGTGTTGCGTTTACTTCTACTTGAAGTTGATTAGCTTGAGTTGCGAAACTGTTTAACTGAGTAACTGTCACGGCTTGCAGCGTGTCCTGAAAAGCTTCTTGCTTTGTGACAAAGACTGTACGAATATCAACGCCCCTATGACCAGCTGGTGGTAAAGCGGTTATGTTTTGAGTAATTGCCATATTTATTTCTCCTAGATAGCTTCAACTATAGACCAAGTCATAGTAGTTTTTTGAGAGTTACTTAGAACTATTGAAGCAGATTCAACTACCCCTAGTGTCAATAAGTTCTCATAATTGTTAGAGTCATCCTCAACTATAAATACAATTATATCATTATAAATACTCTTGATGTTTTGACGTATTCTCATTAGGTATGTAGAGTCAAATACAGTCTCAAAATCCACCAAGTCTTGCACTGCCCTTTTGGTTACAGATAGAGTACCAAAATCATCAGTTGATTTAATTGCAAATGAGTTATACTTAAAGCCTACTCCCCATAAAGTTTCTCCCATATATACAGATAAGCCTCCAGCCAAGAAGCCACAAGCAGCTCTTATGCCTGAGCTGTATAGCGTAACCCTAATTTTACTTCCAAGAACAGGAATGTCTATCTTAATCCCTCTGGACACTGCGAAATCATAAGGCTCATAAATGTATGAGTAATAGTCATCTACTGCAATATTATAGAAGTCTTTATTCTCATAAGTCCACAAAACAGTTAACTCATCCGCAGTTAATACCTCAACTTTAATCCCAGATGCCTCATAGTTACCTATAGCAAGAGTCTCAATACCTACTTGATTAAACACAACAACTAGATCAGCTCCAATAACTTCACTCTGTGAATTAGCAGATAAATCTAGCATTGCTAGTCTATTGCTTACACTCCACTTTACCCAATATACTCCAGTATATATATCTGGTCTTTTATCTGAATTAATAGCAACAGCTTTATATATGTAAGGCTCCAATAAAAGCAAGTCTCCAGCTACATATGTAATCATAGCTGTACCAGTTCCGCTTCCAACTCCAGTGGCAGTGAATACAGTTCCGATAGTGTTTGATGATGCACCAATTAAAGTAAAGTTTGTTGTCCCAACATATAGTATGGTATATGTCTTACCAACAGTAAAGCTTCCTGCTGCAACTTGCTCATTAGACCACACTTCTGTATTCTCTGGTATATTGGATGACACAAAGGCTTCTATCTCTTGCTTTAAATACCTCATTATGTAACCGCCTTATAGAGACCTATTTTTAAAGTACAGTCCTTGTCAAACTCAAAAGTATCTCCTGTTTGTACGTACTGCTCTTCACCATCCTTGTATTTAGCCATTGGTGTATTATTTACAGTTATCCCTACTGTATCGCCAGATATGTCAGTTGACAGCTTTGCAACTGTAGCTCCTGCAAATGATAATAATAGCGAAGCTGTTGTGTATTTGGTGTTTTTAACTACTCTCACTGTACCCAAATAACGTATTGCATAAACTGGTTGTGCCATCTGCTGTTCCTTTTATTGATGTAATTATACCCTAAGCTACGCTTTCAGCCAGCATAGCTCTTTGGGTACTTAGTTGCTTTGAACTATCTGCAACAAGCTTTATTGTTAGATTCTTTAAATCACTGATTTCATTAAGCAGCTCTTCAAAGACACCAGATGAGTTATTCAGTCCTAAATCTTTAGTTGTCTGAGCGTTAACTACATATTCCTGTCCATGTACGATACCAGCAAAATCATCTACTCCAATATTTCCAGTATATCCTCCAGACTGGAATCCAAAGTAATCCTTCAGAGGAATATTATATCTATCTGCTGCACTTAGATAACTATTGGCAAGACGAACATAAGAGTCATACATTGCTTGGTTAGCATTTTCACCACGCTTCTCGTTGGTATTAAACCCAGTGCCATACTTATTAAGTATAGCATTGTCTTGCATCTCATTGGTACTCTGCCACCAGTCTTTATGAATCTTTTGGAATCTACTTACAACACCCATTATCTCTGTATAGGCAGATAGGTTGTTTGCTCTAGCTGCTTGAGAAGCTAAGTATTCGCTTTGAGCACTATCTTGTAGTGATTGTTGAACAGCTGAGTACGCTACTTGTGCATCTTCTGGGGCTCTGTCACCAAGTGACTTTATTATCTTCATCATAGTTGGGTCTGACAATGATGAACCACTTAGCCCCGATAGTTGCTTCAAGTAAGAAGTATCATCTGCCTGAGTATCGAAGCCTTGTATATCTATAATTGCTTTTTCAAACTCTTGAGAGCCTATAGTTAATCCTGTTGCTTTTGCAAAGTCAATTCTCTCCTGAGTGCCAAGCGTATGTCCAGCAGTGAAAGTAGAAGCTGATAAGGGCGCTGTTTCTTTTGCTTTAGCATCTGCCTGTGCTTGGTACAGCAATTTAATATAGTCACCCATACCTGTCTCTGTGCCAGTAAGCAAAACACTTAATGTCTCATCTCCAAATAAAGACGCAAACTGCGACTCAAGACTTGCTTGTAACTCAGTGATGTAATCTATAAACGTATCGTTAATATCGCCAAGAGTAGTTGAATCATCTGAAGTAGCTAAAGAGCTAATCTCATTTGCCAATACAAGTGATTGATATTGATAGTCAGCCAATGAAGTTGCATTTGTTTTAATGTTATTTGCATAGTCATTAGCAGACTTTGTAAAATCAGCAACATATCCAGTGAAATCAGTATTGTTTGCAATAGCAGTTTCAATCAGTGTGTACATTGAGCTGTATTGAGCCTGTGAGCTACTTAGAGTTGTACCCATTGCAGTATCTCTAATGGACTTAGAAAGGTCATTTAGACTAGCTACAGCGTTAATTATGCTCTGTATTGAGTTCAGCTCACTATCACGAGCTTCTTCTAGCTTTGATATTACATCATTAGCATTCTCAAGCGTAGCTGTACCTATTAATGGATATAGTTCAGCCAGTTTCTTGAATGCTGTAGGATTTAGTATTCTATCAATTCGTGAGAACAATTCAACATAACTATTTCTAGCATTCTCAGCTGACTCAGATGCTTCATCAAATGCGCTACTTAGAAGAATTACTCTTCCATATAGGTCTTGTCCAGCTTCTGTTGTGGTATCAATACCATCAACCAGCTCTTTGAAACCAGCTTTGCTATCTGGCATAGTTAAGTTGAGTCTATCAAACTGCTCTACCAATAGTGATACTTTGTACATAGTTTGTTCTGACTCAGCTAGGAACCCATCTATGTAGTCAGAGATACCACTTGCAAGCTGTTCGATACCACCAGCTCCAGCTATCATTGCTTGAGTCAACATAATGCTATCTATGCCTACAGATGAAAGCATAAGACCCAATGAGTCTAGTGCGTTGTATAATGAATATAGCTCCTCTGCTGTTCCACCTGCCGCATCCATAAGCTCTATAAGACCATTGCTTAAGTCTTTGGTTACATTATTAGCATTTGCTATAGACTGCATTAATGCTTCAAAGCCTACATCACCTTGCTTATTTAGTATGTCAAGATATGAAATATCATCAAATGCATAACCCAAACGGTTGATGTAGTATTCAGCTTCTTCCATACCTACTGACACACGACTCATCGTCTCAAATAGACCCTCACCTACATTTTGAAAGGCTGTTAACAGTGGAAATGTGGTTAGCGCAATATCATCACCAATTTTGCCAAATATAGCACTTAGCGTTTCTTGTATCTCATCACCAGTCTTACCCTTGAGGGAGATTTTCCCAATGGATACAACAAAGTTATCAAGGCTTGCCCCTACAGATAAGGCGGATGCATCTAACGCATTGCCAGCAAGCATTGTAGTATCATATAGTCCACCTAGCACAAGACTGAATTGTCGTTCTAACTCGCCATTCAATTCGTCAAAGTGAGTGACTATTGATGTACTCGATGACTTTTTAAACCACGACTTCTTGCTTACTGTAGTTGATATAGTTTGATACGCACTACCCTCAAATTGCTCTTTGGCATTTTGTAATAGGGCGTCTGCAAAAGTTATACCAGAGTCTGTCATATTTTGAGATACTGAGGTTTTGCCGAATATCCCGCCTGCAATCTTCGAAATAAGTGCGTTCCCTGCTAACAGGAACGCATTAGACAAAATCCCACCTATGTTTAATGGGGACTTGTCCAAAAGAGTAAGAGTTTTGTCTATACGACTATCTATACTATTTTGAATAGACGACTTTCTTGTAATATTAAAACCTTCGTAACCTTCACCAAGCGCAAAACCACCTTGCCGTATCAATAGGCTTGAAACCCCACCAATCTTCTGGTCAATAGATATAAGCGATTTATTCATCTGTGAAATTAACGCAAACTCAGGCTTAGCTATATCTCCCATAAGCTCAAGAGAGTTAGCTATTGACTCTGAAGCCTTTGATGCATCCCCAAGAACAGAACCTTTACCATCATTTGCAGCCATAGAAGAGAATGCGTCAGATGATGTAGATACCTTTTCTCCACCAAACATAGTCTTTATGCTTCCCCCGATAGAAGTTACCATTGGTATTACAATAGCAGCCATAGCAGCCATTCTTCCCCACGAAGTATATGGGTCTCCTTTTCCTTGTTCAAGGATAGCTGTGACACCAGATATTCCTGCTAGTGCAGTTTGTATGATTTGGAATGCAGCTGCTTCCTTAGAGCCTTGTTTAAACATACTAGACATAGCTCCAGCTAGATTGCCATACATATCAAGTTGAGCTTGATAGTTATTATAGTCAATGATAGCCTGCTCTTTTGACTTCTCTTCCTCTAGGTCAGCAAAGAACTGTGCAGATTTCAAATCTTTTTTGTCTCTACCTTCTGCCTTCTTGGCATACTTTATTTCAAGCTGCTCTTGTGCTACTGCCGCTTTCTTTTGAAAGGCATATATGCCAGAAATTGAATTAGCTACATTTCCATACTCACTATTTATCTTTCCTATTGAGTCAGCCCATACTGTCATGCCATCAGCAATTGAAGCTTGTTGGTCTGCTATCTCAATACGTATATCACGAAGAGTATTTGCATCTTTAATTGCTAGTTCATCAAATGACTTATTCTGTTTAGCTATTGCTAGTTCTGCATCAGCTACTATCTTGCTATCCCTTTCAGTTCCAGCTGGAGATGTATTGTATTTTGAAATAGCTTCTGCCATATCAAGCTCAAACTGCATACGAATCTTAGACTCTTCAAACATGGCTGATTCAAGATTAGCCTTTGCCTTTAACACGTCTAACTCATTGGCTTTTTCAATAGCAAACTTCTGATTAGCTCCTAGTATATCAACTACAGCATCAAGTCTAGCCTTCTCAGCATTACTAATATCGTCAACAGCCCAAGCATGAGACTTGTACTCTTTAGTAGTGTCTTCAATTCTTTGCAGCGTAATACCAGCATGATATTGGCTTTGTGATTCTTTATCAAATATACCGTACTTAATAAACGCTAATTGCTCTTCTTTGTTTATTAGAGCTATCTTATTTTTTAGCTCTTGTCTAGCTAATCTCTCAGCCTCATCAGCAATCTGCTTTGCAGTTTTTTCTTTTTTAGTTGTAGGCATTACTCCTACAGCAGATGTATCTACTACTTTTATTGGCTTATCTTTCTTTTCAACTACTTGTAAATCAGACTTTAGTTTGCGTATAGACTCTAGTCTTTTTGATAATATTATTATTGAATTGTCAAGCTTATTTTTAGTAGCTGAATCAGTTCTAGCTCTCTGCTCATCTGTAATTGAAGTTAACTTGTTCAGTCTTGATACAAGTTCAGTTTCAATTCTAACAGCTTCTTTTAGCTTATCAGACTTACTTTTGTATCCAGCAACCATGCTAGTATCTTTAGCAGATGCGGTACTTGCACTTGACTGTAATCCATCTCTATTAATCTGATTCTTTAGATCAAGAATTTCTCTATACATATCTATTAATCTTAGTGCTTCTGCTATAATAGTTATCATTGGGAATTTCTTGAATGCTACAGCTGCAACTCCAATCTCAATTGCTAATGTTGAGAATCCTCCAGTCATTCCAGCAACAGCAGTAGTTGCATCTTTAGCGTATGATGCAAATGATGACGCTATTCCAACTAAGCTACCTAGAGCCGTTACAGCCCCACCAATTGCTGTAACTAATGGTGTAGCTATTTCTCCAGCAAGAAGTCCAGCTGATTCTGCTACAGCATTAAATGTCTTAGACAGCTCAATCATCTTTGTATCGAATTGCTCAGCAGTAGTGCTTGAACCAGAGAATGACTTTTTAAATCCTTCTTCTAGCTTTACAGCAGATTCAACTCCAGCTGCTTTAATCCTCTCCCACATCTTCTCATAACTAAGAGAAATCTTCTTAGATGCTTCATCCAGTGAACCACTAGCGTTATCAGCAGCCTTAGCCATATCTGCATATTCCCTACCAGCAATAAACCCAGATTGGATAGTCTGTTTATCTAGAACTTGCATAGTTCCAAGTATTTTATCAACAGCTTCTTTTTGTGCTTTAGGAAGTTTCTCATATGTACCCATCTGCGCCATGAATGATTTCATTGCCGATTCTTGAGTAGCTTTATCACCAGACTTAAGAGCCTTATTCACTTTATCAATATCAATGCCCATAGCCCAATAGGCTTTTCTAGCCTCTTCAGAACCACCTTCTATTTGGCTAAACAAACGTCTAATTTCTGTACCAACAATAGAATCAGCTTTACCTGTTTGCTTCCAAGCCCCAGCTAATGAGATTAGATTTTCCGCTGTAACTCCAGCAGAAGCTCCAGCAGCAGTTATGTATGATGTAGCAGTCTTCAAGCCATCTATAGACAGTAGCGACTCATTTGCTACCTTTACCATAACATCGCCAAGTCTTTTCATATCGTCTATTTGGTATGCTATACTCCAAGAAGACAGCATCTCTGTTACATTCTCAATACTATCTCCAGAAATCAATGCAGCTTGTGATGCTACCTTTAGTCCAGTAGCTAATTTTTCACCTTCAAGACCAGCTCTTCCCAATTGTAATGCTGCTTCGCTAATACCCTGTGTTGTACCACCAAATTCTTTGCCTACATTAAATATTGATTGCTGTAATTCTTTAGCTTTTACATCATTTAATTCAAGTACACCTTTAAACATTTGCAGGTATTTATCTGATTCCACAACAGCATCTTTAAGCGATGTAAATGCTCCAGCAAGCGCATATAGACTAGAACCAGCTATTGCATATTGTGCTGTTGTTGCAAGCTTATGACCAAATGTCGTTCCTTCTGTAAGCGAACCCATAAATGTTTTAGCATAATCACTATTTACTTTAGCAATCTTAGCTTTAGCTACTTTTGCATCATTAAGCATATTCTGCTGAGATTGTTTACTGGCTTGCTCTACAGCTCTAAATCCATATATCTGCTCATTAACATTTAGCTTGTTTTGAGCCTTTAGTTTTTCATATGCAATCTTATGTCTACTAACCATAGATTCCATAGATTTGATATGAGCATTTTGTATTGCTTTCTGATTGGTCTGCTCAGCTACTAATTCTTTTTGTAGGATAAGCTTCTTGTTATCAAGTCTTTTTAGCTGTAGCTTTTCTTGATGAGTAAGAGATTGTTCTGCTAGTTTATTTTGCTTTGCATATCCATCTGATATTAACTTATTTACTCTAGTAATCTGCTTTTCAATCTTAGCTAACGAGCCTGAATCACCTTCAAATACAACCTTCTTTGTTTCATCTTTTAGTTGTTTCTTCAGCTCTTTTAATTGAGCTTCAAGACCTTTCATGTCTAATGTAGCACCAACGTTTAACTTAATATCATCAGCCATAGTAGAGCCTTATTGTGGGATAGTCGTTTGACTTGTTATTGTAATTATAGCGAAGGTTTTGAAGTGTACCCATAGAGGGTACTATTTGGAGATTAGACTAAACATATTCTTGACATCACTTTCATCCATGAATAGCGGTTTGTCTACTTGCGGTTTATAATTAGTAATCAAAAAGTCATCTACTGATTTCTTTCCACCCATCATATTAGCTACAACAGTTGTAAGTAATGCTAGTTGAATCTCAATTGAGTTAGATGGTTCAAGTGATAGATACTCAGACCATGAGTTTAATTCATTGATTGACATTGTGTGTTCAATCTCGAATACAGTTTTACCTAATGTCCTAGCTACCCTGTGTAAGAGTAGCTTCTCAGGACTTAGGCTTCGTTTCCCTCACCCTTAGCAATCATTGCATCAGATGCTTCATAAATCTCATTGATAGCATCAGAAGCAGTTGAGCTTAGTGCTTTCAACTCAGCAACAGTCATAGCAGGGCTAATCAAACAAGTAGCAATACGCTCAAGCTTAGCTTCAAGGAAGTTAGCAACATTCATAGTTCCATCAGGATTAGCCATTAACTTATAGAAGTCAGCAATCTCGATAACAGTTGGTTCACGTAATTCTACTTCAGCATTACCTAAAGCCTTAATCTTTACCTTTTTAGTTTTGGTAGTAAACTTTGCGAATGGGTTTGGCATTTCACATCTCCTAATTTAGATAGGAAAGTATATCATATAATTAGCTCTAAAAGATACTAGGGAGGAGATGAGTCAACCTAGTACCCATTAGAACTAATACCCCGAAGGGTATATAGATATTACTTACGCAGTAATATCTTTAGCAATTTCAACTGGAACAGAAGCAAATTCAACAGTAGCGTTAATCATAACGGCATTGTCTTTTTGAATTGAAACTTCAACAGAAGAAACAGCACCAGTAAATACAAAACAAGTTGGATTTGTAGTTGAACTGAAAGCTCCATCAGATAGACCAACAATAAACTCACGACGAGTATTTGCAGAGAACATATCTTTAAGTTCTTTTTGACCAGCAGTATCAGCAGGGTCAAACAACATTCCAATAGTCATATTACCAAGACTAACTGAACCAAGAGATTTAGCAATCTCATCAGATGATAAACAAGAATACTCTTGTACGTTACGGGATTTAGTCATAGACCCTAAGTCTTGAATACATCCAACAAGCTTTGCAGAAGCATAAGCAGTTTGAATATTTGCAGGCGTAGCAAGTGCAGTATTAGCTGGAGCGATATAAACACGTGTTCCCTGTGAATCGAGCAAATTGATAGCCATTGTGGCTCCTTTAAGGTAGAATAGATTGTACAATCTTCTTTCAAAGATTTAATAGCATTATATCATTTCAATAAGTTGTCATATTCAATTCTAGTTCTATGTAGCTTTTATTCAAAGTCTTATCATATCCTTGAGCTGTTAATAGCATCTCATTTGGATACATATTAGATACCTTCTTGCCCTTAAATAGCGCTAATGCTGTATCAGCTATATCTGTAGCTCTGTAAGCTGTTTCAGCCATAGATACAAGCTTTATATAGCCTCTGTGTGAATATACTGCATTATCTAATCCACTATCAGCTATTGTAGAGCCTATGTACTCAAAGTAAATCCACTCTGCATTGATTGACGTATCAAAGTTAGTACCAGCATAGTGTATAGCTGTCTCAGTATAGTTAGTGTTGAAGTATGTTTCCATAGCTATCTTTATTTGCAGTAATGTCATTTTATTCCTTTTTTAATTGCTCTAGTTATTGAAGCTTTTGAGTTTCCAATAAATTGTCTCCATTTAGCTCCAGTAAGTTGATTAGGTCTTTGAATACCAGTTCTAACCAATCTTCCATTCTTCATTATCATAGCATCTTTCTGATGAGGATAAGAAGACCTAAATCCTAGATTATGACCAAGTGATGATTCTTCACTGTATATGTATCTAGCATACTTAGCTCTATTTCTTATTTCAAATGATAGAGTTGACGCTGAGCTTCTATTTCTTTTAGTCCACATATCTTTAGAGTGAGGTTTGCTATTATATGGGCTATCATACATTTTTTTTAGTTCATCGTATGGAGCTATGCCACCATCAGAGAATCTGGTTGAAAGCTTATCTACAACCTCATCTACTGCAACATTTACTATCGGCATAAGTCTATCAATAACTTGCTGATTAAGCTTTTTTAATAGACCCTTTTCTCCAAGAGTAAATTGTATTCCCATTAGAAATATACTTTTAATACAATAGGAGTATCTTGAGCTTCAGTCTTAATAACCTTATGAACCTTCTTTCCATTTATAGTCCAATCATTTGTTATATTAGAATAGTCACTCTTATACGCTATAGTTGCTATTCCTGACACTTTATTCCATAAAGAGGAATCTATACCACTGTATTCAAGTTCAGCTGTTGTAGGTGCTTTAATGTAAGCCTTATCGCTATACGTTGTATTAACGATTGCATATCCTCCAGCAATAGCAGGATTATATACAGTATCTTTAACAGACTTAATCAAAGTAACTGCATTTCCATACTTTACTAGAAGCTGTACTGATGTAGCTTGTAGGTTAGTAGCCAATGACATTATGCACGCTCTAATGTAGCTTGTCTGAATCCACCGTTGCTTAGTATTGCTCCGTATGACTTCAAGCATGATTGAACTGATGCTGGGAATGGATTAGTTTCTCTACTAGATAGTTGCTTGGATGAAGCATTAGCTCCATGAATGTAAGTAACTTCTAGATCACCAACCTTCTCTTTGGCTATAAGCCCAGTCTGAGGATTGATTTCAGAACTTAATCCATATGCTAAATCGTGTATAGCCATCAATGCACAAGACTTAGGTAAGCAGCTATCTGCTGCTAAATATTTTGCTTCATCTAAGTAGCCAGTTGGGTTTGAGTAATCATAGGATACTGAGTTTAGTATTCTAGTAGTTGCTATACGTAGATAGATTTCTTTATTTGCAGATGTTAATGCAGACCACAATGATGACTGTAGGCTATTGGCTGTTATGATTGCTGTAGCATCTGCCTCCGATATTAATGAATCGTACCCAGTTGCAGGATAAATAACTAGTGCCATTGATTATTCCTTATAGAAAAATATTCATAGCCTCCTAAGAGACTACTTTATTCTGCTTTTTTGGTAAAGGCTTATCTTCTTTACTAGAAATAGGACTAACTTCAATACCAGCATCTTTGTATGCAGATTCAATTTTACTATCATCTGTATAGACTTTTGTAACACCTTTTTCAACTCCTGAGAATCTAAACGGTTCAACGTATTGACCACTTAGACTATCAACCTCTTTGTTAGAGTAGATGATAGTCATAGTTTATTACGCTACGAAAAGAATAACGCCAGCAGTTGACTTGACGTTAGTTGCTTTCTTTTCCCAGTTAGCAGCAGTACCTACAGCAGCGATAGTTGGGTTTGTTCCACTAGCAGCTTTCCAGCTATAGCCTTTTACGTTAAGAGCATAAGAACCCTCAGCTTGGATACGATACTTAATGTTCTCTCCACCAGATACCATTTCACTCATAAAGTCACGAGACTCTGATTCAATGATACTGACAGCATCCATAGTAAGACCAAGAACAGCAGTTCCAGCTTCTGCACCAACTGTCATTGCAAGACCAGCAGCATCAGTTACGAATACAGGACGACCAAGACTACCAGTAGCACCTTCATAGATAGCACCATAAGCAACAGAAGAAGAAGTAGAAGCAATTGCACTACCAACCAAATCATTATATGTAGCACCATTCATTACGAAAGATACGATTGAATCTTGAGCATCACCAAATGTTTTCAATGAGCTATTCAACAATGTAGGAGTAATTGTAGCGATACCATCACCAGTAACATATCCACCAGCTTGAATAGAAGCACGTACAGCTGCAATACCAGCGTTTAGAGCATAAGAAATGATACCCTTACCAATTTGCTCACCAATAGCAGCTGAGAATGCACCAGCATCAGTACCATAACGTTTTGCATCTACTGATTTAAACTCAATAGCACCAGTTCCCCAGTAAACCTTAATCGTATTCTCATCACGTGAGTCAACAGTTTTAACAGCAGCAGCTGCATCTGAAGCAATATCTCTACGAGCGATAAGTGAAGCAATTTCTGCCAACATAGAAGTTTCAAGCATATCACCTGAAATCATTTGAGTACCTAGTGTAATAGCTCCACGAGTACCAGCTGTGAATGCGTCAACATTCTGCATAATAGTTTCTGTAGCAACCGTGTGTACGATTTCATTATCAATTTTAAGTGCCATTGTTTATCCTTTTGTTATTTTGGTAACTTCAAATACGCATTCTGACCATGTTCAGTAATAAACTTAGCCTTATCCGCATTTGTCATTGACCCTCTGCTTAAAGTCTGTGTAGACCCACCTTTTGTTCCTTGAGTACCAGAACCAGACTTTGGCTTGGTCTCAACAAACAAGAACTTAAACCCTTCAGATTCTTTCAACTGATTATACTTATCAGCAAGAGTCATTGGAGTACCATCTGTATTTCTGACAGTAGTTCCATCATTTGCTTTGAAAACTAGATTGCCATTATCAAAAACAGCATTCTGAGTAACTTCAGCCAATAGAATATCGTAAGCCTTCTGTCCGTTAGCGTCCTTAGCAGCACCAAGCTCATTTAACGATCTTTCAATCTTACCCATATTTACAGTTTGCTCATACTTTGAAGATAGACCAGTCTTCTCTTCCTGTAATGCAGCAATCATCTGTTCAAGCTTTGACTTTTCAGCCTCAAACTCAGGAGTTCCTTGCTTGGCTTTACTCTGTAGTGCTTTTTCAAGAGCATCTTCAGTAAGTTCTTCAAGACCAAGTTTAGCCTTTACAAGTTCAGCTTGTCTATCACGCTTCGAGATTGTACCTTGAAGTTCTTTTTCTAAGTAGCCGATTCTATCCAGATTCGCACTCATTGAACTACCTATGCCTTTTACGGCACTCAACAACTCTTCGTTACCACTTTCTTCTGCAAACTTTTTTACTACATCTAAAGACATCTCCATGTCCTCCTTCAAATTTTAGCTGGTATCCACCTTTGCTGTGGAAATTATATCACATTTGTTCTGCACTGCTCTTTACCGATAGCATCTTATTGTCAATAGCAGTCTTTGACTCTTCGCTCATATTCTTTGGTTCAGGAGTAAAATTATCCTGTCCAATACGCTTTAGTTCATCTTCGACTGAACCAATATCTACCACTTCATAACTATCAAGCGAGTTTAGGAATGTTTCAATTGACAAAGCCCCGCCCATGTAGATTTCCCAAAGTAGTCGCAAGTCATCATTAGCACTTGTAATAGCATTGAAATCTTGATTAACAATAACTCTAGCTGTTTCAGGCATTGGTTCATTAGCCATATCAGCCAACATGATTACTGCTTTATTTAATGCAATCTCAACTACGTTAGCAATAACCGTAACACGATTAGATGACTCAGCTGCTTCATAGAATGCTTGAGTGGCTGTTTTAACGGTTGTATTATCGCTTGTGGCTGCACGAATTACACCAGAGGTAATATCTTCTTCAATTACAGATAAATCATCTTGTAGAGCTTTTATTGAACTACCACTTAGTTCTCTCCACTCAAAGTCACCTTCTTGCTTAGAACCAGTGAATACAAATGCTTCATCTACCCCAATAACAAATACAGGCTTAGTTCCATCTCCGTTATTCTCATCAGCTCCCCATATAACTGGAATTGGTATAGCAGCCATATCAAGGTACTTGTCTTTAAAGCTTGTTCTATTCATGTGCTTAACAGTAAGTTTTGCAATATCATATAAAGGAGGTAATTCACTAATATCCAAAGCTACAATTGGGATATAGTCATACTCTGTATCTATTGTTTTGACTAAACCGTATTCACCATTTTCATTCTTTGAGTAAATATCAACATTTCCATCTTCTTTATATACTCTCCACTGCTCAACTACTTCTATTCCAAACTCACCGCTTGGCTGTTCAATTACTTCATGCACGACAACCATGGTGTACTTGCCAGTAGAGTCTTTTCTCCAGTTAATTACGCTATTACGTTCAATAATAGCTAGATATGGATTTCCCCCTCCAATTGGAGTATCAGCTGCAATAAAACATTTACCATCACGTATCAGTGTAGTAGTTAAATCTCTTGAGAATTTATTGATAGTATTCTTAGTATCAACATTCTTAAATACAGCATTTACGCTCTTTCCAAAACCAACCGTATCAATAGGCTTTCTGAATATCATACCAACAAATGCTTCAGCAGCTCTCTTAACAAAGTTCTTTAGTGTAGCAGCATCTCTTCTTGTAATATAAGATTCATCATTTTCCCTAGGAGCTTGCTTGACATACTTCTTAGCCGTATCAATACCATCGAATATATCTTTTACATACTTAACTTGCTCAGCTGAAAGCAAATAGTCAGGATGCTTAAAATCTACGTTATCTTTCTGTTCTTTATATAGAGCCATTATGTGTCCTTTTTAAACAAAGTAAACGTGATTTCAGAGGTTTACCATAGTAGTGAAATTATAACCTAAATGTTTTTACCTTAGTTGTAGCCTTATTTACGCCATATTTACGAACTATTAGGTAGCCTAGAGCATCAAGCATATGGTCAACATTGTTTGCCTTTCTAGGGTTGCCATTATCATCATAAGCTTGTTCATTCAAGTTATCAACCAACTCTTTGCAAACGTGAGTATTGATAAATAGCCTTCTTGTACCAATAGAATTACAAAACATAGTGTTTACAGCAATAATTCTATCCTTAACAGCACCATTCTTCAGTGGAGCATTGATTGTAAACCCAGCTTCTCTTAGCAATACAATATCAGACTTAGATGCATCAACTGTCTTCCTTGAGTTACCACTAGCATCTGGATATACAGTTATTGGATGATGACCATATCTTCTATTTATTTCAACTATCATAGATGGAGTATCCCTTTGGTTTGTAATCTCATCTACTATATACATATTATCATCCCTGTGAACACCCACTACAGCACTCATATGACCTATGTTGAAGTCTAATCCAACATGAACTCTCTCTGCATTGTTAAATGGTCTATAAGAACCATCTAATGAGAGGTCTGTATGATTTAGCTTGTTATCAAAGTCAACATACACTTGTCCAGACTCAAGGTTAACAAACTCACCATTAAGATATGCTCTAATCAAATCTTTTGGATAAGAAGCCTCTAGTGAACGTATGTACTCAGGTGGTAGATAAGGATTATCATAAGTAGAGCCTTTAATTAATTCATAGTCAGAGAAACCAAGCTCTTCAATGTCTTTAATCCTTTGTTTTTCCCATCTCTGATAAGTAAATCTAAATCCTTCTGGAGTAGTATATGCTGATACAGTATTTGTACCATTATCAGGCAATCTCTTACGATTACGAGAGATAATCTTTACCCAAGCATCAGAAGCCTTATCAGCATCTAGCGTATCTAATTCATCTGCATGACTATGATGTACTTCATAACCGATAATACGGCTAGGATTCTCTAATGAACGAAATATTATCTGTCCTACTGATTCAATATCAATAGTACCTTCAGACTTATTCAATCTATACTTCAATCCAGCATTAGCTAATATCTCTTCAAATCTAGGATACATAATTCTCTTAATAAGGTCAACTGTTGGCTCATATACAGCAATATAAGCATACTCATTAATCTCAAACAACTGCTTCAATACCTTCATAATCAACGATTCACTCTTACCACTTCCAAAACCAGCTACGAGAGCTGGATACATAGCTTGCGAGTAGATAATCTTATGTTGATGAGGCAATACTTTCTTCTGCAGCTTAGCCATTAGGTTGTACTGTTCCATTCTTACAAGCAATAACTATCTGATACACATATCTACTAGCCATACTTGTTGTAATATTCAATTTACTCTTAGTGAAGTTAACAGCTTGAATAACGCACTTCTTAACCATCTCATTATCATTAAAGTCTACTTGACTAAACTCAACCATAATAGCATCGTATACTTCTCTATTTGTCATGCAACAATCCTTTTCTTAATTGATTGATATTCATCTGTACTATCACTCATCTGAGCCATAGCAGCAGTTATAATGAGTATATCTATTGTTCCATATACACTCTTCAAGCTATTAGCACTCTGTATCTTCTTTAGTGTTCTATATGTCTCTGGATGAATCTTAATGGACTTTAACTCTGATAATTTCTTCTTACTCTTATCTTCATTATATTGAATAATCCTAGCAATATCATCAATCTTTATTGATTTTAGGTTCATTTCTTCTCTCCTTAATCCAAGCAATAAGCATCTTATCTAGTGCCTTATTATCCATCTCATTTATATACTTCTTAATGAACTCAAACTCATCTTCATCATATTCAAACATCATCCTAACACCAAAGGCTATGTTATATATTTCTTTTTCAGTCACATTCGTTCCTTTTACTAGTCACATTTGATTCCTTAAGTTCTTGTGATACAATTCTATCATAAAAAGGTGGTAATTATGTATGACACTCAAGATGAATCCAAGCAAGCAATAGATTTATTACGTTCTGGAAACATGGAACTAGCAGATAAACTAAAGACTCTTATCCATAAAGTAATAGACAAAGCTAATACACTAGTAGATGAAACAGAAAATGCTAATGAGCTTATGACACTTATGAGAACAGCAGAGATAGCAGCTAAATCAATGGGATTAGCACCTACAGAGTCAGTGTCAAACGTACAAATAAATGCTATATCAGGCTTCATATATGTACTAGATGATGATGAACCTACTAGGCAAGTAACTATAGATGAGATATACAAACCTCAGCTAGTTTAAGACTAGTTTAAGGTTACTTCCAAAATTGTTTGGCAGTTTGAAGGACGTCACCACTACTATACAACAATACCATAGGGGTATACCACCCTTAACACTATCTAACAACTGCCGTTACTCTATCGTAAGCTTAAACTAAAGTCGTACTCTATGAATTAATCTAATATGTTAATATGATAACATAGCAACATAGTGCTACAATATCGAACGTCAAATAAGACGAACTTAAAAACATAAAGGGTACAAGATGAATGCACAAAACGAACTACTAAAGACAATCAATACAGGAATGCTTGATAATAGCTATAAAGCGAAACAAGCACGTTTAGATAACGATAGTAAAGTACGTGAGGTAATCAGTTATATAATGGAGTCCATTAAGGACGAGTCGGTTATAGGAGCAACTAAAAAGGACAAAATCAACTTTGTCTTAAAAATGGAATTAGAAGGGCTTAAAGCAAAACAATTTCACGACAAATTCAAATTAGCTATAAAGGTTGCTAGATTGAAATTGATTGACGGGTTAAAGATTCGAGATGAATTATTGACTATCGGACAAATTAACAATCTGATTTCTAATTTTGAAATCAGCACTATAAATGCCTTGTTTGATAAATTCAATATTGAGGATTATAATTTAGGGATAGTTGAATTCCTAAAAAATTCAAAAGTAAGCACTACTTCAAAAAAGATTGTCGGTGATAAAATGAAAAAAGCTAAAAAGTGATTACCACCTTTTAGTAGTAATTGATTAATTAATAAGCTATAAATCGCTTATTTTTTAATCACGATTATGCCTACAATATAGCACTATTCTATAGTGTTGTACAGTTCGCATATCTGTAAAAAATATAGTGTTCTATGATGTTTTAATGAAAAACTATTTATCTATACGTGTTTAATTGTAGAATTAATGCAATTCTATCCAACGATTAAGCCCATTAAATAGAAAAATAGAAATATAGAATTATATGGATTATTGCAATTTGTATCTATATACATTAAAAAGAAGTAGTGTTTTTTGAATTGATTTTATAATAGTAATTAGAGCTTAATAGCTCCATTAAAAACGATTGTTTATATAGTCGGATTGTATCACTTCGAGTGACAATTAAACGTGGTAAAAAGAGGGTGAAATGAAACTATAAATGTCCGTTATGTTAATAAATCTTATTTGTGATTAATACAATAAAAGTATTCCTATAATGTAGTTTTTATAGGGCGTAACTAATAAGTCGGTGCGCTATAAATGCGCTCAATATCCGTTGGCATAGAATAGAAAGCTATGCAAAAGTAAACTACACTTTATAATTAATGGAGTTATTAATTTTCGCATTAAGCTAATAATTCCACAGATTATAAAAAAGGAGATTATTATGGAAAATAATCAGAACATCAAATTATTGAAGCAATTTCAGAATATGGATAAATTGCCATTATTTGAAATTAATTGGAAAGATTACGACAGTAGGGGCGAAGATGATTGTGAGGTGTTTAATATCCAAGCTGATGAGCATGGCATTTATACAATGGTAGATGGTGGAGTAGTTGTAATTGAATGGGATGATACATTTTCCCTAGATGAGCATTTACAAGAGTTATACAGTAAAGTTTTGGAGGATAAACTAAATGCGTAAAATAACTGAAGATATGTCTTATGCTTTTTGGAGCTTTAGACCTGCTAAACGGGATAATACTGAGGTGTTTCACAATAATGATGGTGAGATATGCATGAAACTGCATAATACAGTAATTGCACGTATATCTAAAACTACTGGCGAGTTAATTCTGAACAATGGTGATTATTATACAGTCACTACAAAAGAACGATTAAATGGTGTATTGCGTCATATAAATCTATCTATTACCCAAAAACAAGGCAAATGGAGAGTGTACGATAAACGTGGTGATTCAGTGCCATTTGTAAATGGAATGAGGGTAAAAATATGAAGTTTTATCGTACTTGCAGTAATTGCGGACAAGGCATGAACGAAGGATATTGCGCTGGAAATGGTGAAGAATATTATTGTTCTGATGAATGCCTATTCACAGATGGCTATACAAAAGAGATGTTTGTTGAAGATTACGAAAATGACAATATATATTGGACTGAATGGGAAGAGGAGTAAGTTGTGAGTAGAGCAGAAAAGCAGATGATAGTGATTTCATATTTAATGATGCGTTATCCAAATATCACAGTTGGCAGAGTTGGCAGATTGCTTGATGCATGGGAATATAAGACTGGTAACGTCTTGAACATTAAGGGATAGATTGTGAGTAAGAAAATTAGAAATATCATGGTAGAGCTATGCGAAGAGTTCGGCATAAACTATGTAATTACTGATAAGTATATTTCAGTAATGAATGCATGGGGAGAAACTGCTTTGTTTACTAATGCTGATGATTTAGCAGAGTGGATTAATTACTAACCAAAATAATAGGAGATGATAAAATGAGTACACAAAATGATTTACTAGGGCAAGCACTTAAGCCTATGATTACAGAGATAATTGGTGAGCATATAAATGCTTTAGGGATAGAAGAAAAGATAAACGAAGCTATAGGTGGAATTGCTCAAAATACCACTAAATTACTATCAGTGTCTTATAACGGAAGCGAACCCGTTGATGTTGGGGTAGTGCATAAGCAATTTGAGTTGATTACTAAGATTGTAGCTAGTGGAGCTAATTTAATGCTTAGTGGACAAGCTGGGAATGAACTTTACTAGTTCCCTTTCAGAGTAATCTGTCAAAATAAATTCCTCTAATTGCTGGAACGTCCTTAGAGTCTATATAACTACAACGTGATTAGAAATGATGAGCGTGAATGTTTGAAAATATATAGAATTGGAAAATCAGCAGGTAAGCACCGTATGGGTGAAACTTCAACGACTAGTCGAAAGACGTAGGGCTAAGTAGTCCGAAATGGGGAACTCCGTTTTATGAAATTGTAGCTTGTCCAGTTATATGGTATAATACATTTACCAAAACTAAAGGACATACAATGGAAGTTTTTATTGATGTAGAAAATTATGAAGGATTATACGCTGTAAGTAATTATGGCAATGTATTATCTTATGCAAAGAATGATGGCAATGGCAATAGAGATAGACTGCTTAAGTTGGGAGTTAGTTCTAAAAAATCTGGTGAGCATACAACCTATAGAAACGTAACTTTTTCTAAGGATGGAATAGTAAAAAGATTTCAAGTACACCAATTGGTAGCAAAAGCTTTTATTGCTAACCCACTTAATAAACCTCATGTCAATCACATTGATAATGATGGCTCCAACAATCACGTATCTAATTTAGAGTGGACTACCCCTAAAGAGAATATGCAACATTCATCTGTTCAAGGTAGACAAGATAAGAGTAGAAAGATGGGTGGAGATAAGCTTGGCAAGATAAAATCATTCAAAGCAAAAGTAAAACTTCATAATTTAATTGGACAACAATCTGGAAATACTAAAATAATCAGCATATTAGAATTTGGCAAACATCCAAAGGGTGAGTGTAAATGTTTGAGATGTGGAGCTGTTTTTAGAAATGATTTGACTAGCTTTATTGGTGGTGCTAAATCATCTTGCAGAAGTTGTGCAATAAAATTACATTGGAAAAAGAAAAAATGGATGAAGATATAGTCTGGACTGCATAGAGATATGCAGTTGAGTTAAAAGCTCAGACTGTCAAGTAACGATTGACAGTTGAACAATCGAGTAAGTCACATACATTACAGCAAGTAGCTAAAGGGTTAGGAATTCCATTCCATAGTCAATCTGTATCTATGCAAACAACCAAAACAGACTTGATTGGCTTTGTAGATGCTAATGGGGTATATAGATATAACGGCTTTATTCATGCTTTCAGAGATGGCGGATTATTCAACCTTGATGAAATTGATGCTGGTAATCCTAATGTATTGGTAGTTCTTAATTCAGCAATTAGTAATGGATTTATAGAAACTCCTGATGGCAATATGCTAACAAAGCATGATAATTTCCGTATGGCTTGTACAGCTAATACAGTTGGAACAGGGGCTAATACTAAGTATGTAGGGCGTAATAAGTTAGATGCTGCAACATTAGATAGATTTGCATTAGTACACTTTGAGCTAGATGAAGAGCTAGAGGAGAAGCTATGTGGAGATAAAGCACTAGCAAGTGGATTCAGAGCCATGAGAGCTGTTGCAGATGCTAAGTTTGAAGATATTATGATAACTATGCGTTCTTGTATTGGTACTGCTAAGCTTATGAAAGCTGGGATAGATGTTTATGAGGCATTGAAGATTCACTGTTTCAAGGGTATTGATGAGGATGCTAGAAACGCACTACTTAAACAATTCAAAGCTAACTATAAAACATCATCATTTACAGCAGATAAAGCGTTCACTACTACAGCCCCTAAGATTGAGCATAGTGGCAAAGAATGTGTAATTTGTGGCAAAGGTCATATGATTGAGAAGGAAGGCAAGTACGGTAAGTTTATGGGATGTACCAACTTTCCTGAATGTATCCATACTGAGAAGGTTGTTGTGGCTAATACTACAGTAGATAGTGACCCATTTGATTTAGACTAGGAGCATAGTATGAAAATAAAACATGATACTAACCAAGAAATACATATTGAGTTCAATAGCGTATATGATATTCAACAGTTCTTGATAGAGAATGAGAATGTTAAAACTAAAAGAAAAGACTCTAAAAGGAAAGTTGATGATGATGACGATATTTCTTTTACTGGAACACATACCTATGAAGACTTTATGGATATTGTAGAAAATGGAAGTAATGAAATAATCAGTAAGATTAAATTAGCTTCACATAAATACGCCGATACCTTAGATGATAAATATGAAACTACTAAAGATTACAAGTTTGATGTATATGGTCAATTCTTTGATGTAGGGTTAGTATTGAGTGGAGAGCCTGAAGCATGGGTTAATCCAATAGATGATGATGTTAAGAAGCAGATACAAATTAGTGTTAATGCCTCTTATCTCTCAGACGTTAAACATGAAGATGTAATCAATAATGCTAGTCGTATTATTGGAATGATATTAACTCTTGAAAAGATGGGTATTGAAACCAAGCTATTACTTAACTTTAGAAGTAATGATATGTACAACAAGAACAGCAGAAAGATATTCATGGTTAGTCTTATAGCTAAAGAATATGAGCAAGGTATTGATTACAAAAAACTATCTTGTTTACTTCATACCTCAATGTTTAGACGTGGAGTATTTAGAATGAGAGAAGTTATAGTTGGCGATGATATGCAATCTTATGGAACGACTAAACCTCTTTCAGAAGATACTTTAATAGATAAAAGTAGTTCAGTAGATGAGCTAGAATATAAATTATTTAGGAGTTCAAAATGATATTACTATCAGATAACACAAAAAAGTGTGAAAAAGGTTTCTACTACGTAGTTAAAGCAAAAGGCAATTGTTATTACACAGTCATGCAACATGGACAAAGAACGTGGGTAGCTAATTGTATTACTCACAATGAAATGGATGCTCAATACTTTGTGGGTAATAGCTATGCAGTTATTGCTCAGTTAAAAGAGTATGCAGGAAGTGAGTTCAAGATATATCTCTCAAGAGACTTAACAGACTTTAGAAAAGGAGTAATGGCAGTTTTGGTAGGAATACAACCAAACCATAACGTAACAGCTAGTGCGGAAACAGACAAAATATTAATAGGGGTAATGAAATGAAAGGCATAAGAGGCATTTGCATATCAACCAAAGATTACACAATCAAAGAAGTGTGGATTAAAGACTATAAAGACTATTATAAATATCTTGAATGTGATACATTTGATGCAGTAACCAATGCTCTAGGAGATATTAGTGCCTTTATAGATGATGAGGGATTATTGAAGAGTGGCAATCTAGTTGTAGATATAAGCCCATTTGCTTTTCCTCAACCATATGCAGGAAGCATAGTGCTAGTAGGTGGTGTAGATGATGAAGGTGAAACTTTACCATTACCTGATTATGTAACCACAGACATGGTGGAAGAATTTGCTAAAATAGTTGGAGAGACAAGATGAGACAGTGGAAAGAATTGTACGGAGCCGATGCTGATGGCAATCGTGGACAATGGATGACAGTGTTTGAATTAGAACCTAGTGATGAATTCAGTATCATTGAACAGATACTAGATGCTTATCCTGATGCTGATGATAGACCTAGTAGCATGACCATTGAAATAGATGGAATTGAATTTGAAATTGATATTGAGGAATACTTATGAAAACAAAAAGAGTACAGATGGTATTTACAGACCATGCTATCGAAAGAGCATTAGAACGGCTTAGAGGCTCTAAAGTAGTTAATCCAAGTAAGGATATGTGTAATAGCATGGAAGTGGCTTTAAGATGCATTATTGAGCCTTCTGGTATTAGTTTCCTAGAGGGAGCTACTTATAAAGCTAGAATTGAAGGTTATGATGATTACAGGGCTGTAATTGTTGTTGAAGATGGAGTGCATATAGTGAAATCTGTAGTGCCTGTAATTTAAAGGATAAAAAATGTGGATAGAAAAATATATTGAAGTAGAAGTTAAATTAGATGACTTTGAAACAGAAGATTTATATGATGAATTAGTTAGCAGATTATCTACTCAAGAAATATGTGACTTCAGAAAGAGACTTTACGATGATTTAATAGAAGATAGAAATAGAATTAAAGCATTAAAGGATAGCATCTATGCTATGGATAGAGATGAGTTTCAAGAGCTATTAACCATAATGATTAATGACTATAAATATTTAGATGGAGGATATTAAGATGGGTAGAGTAAAAGAAAACTACGAACAGATTAAACAGCTGCTAATGGAATGTGAACTAGAACATAGTGAACCAATAGATTGTACATTCGATGGTATTGACGTTAATGCTTATGCTTACTGGCTATGCTATATAGACTTAGATGGTAATCTAAATGATTTACTAGAGAATATCCAATTATATGGAGGAATAAAATGACTAAAGAAGTATTATTAGCAATAGGTTGGTTTGATGAAGATGCTGAAACACGTACATTTCATGAGCGTGATTTAATTAAGTTCTTCACTTCAAACGTGATTGTTCCAAGAGGTGAGAATGGGCATGAGTTAGTTGTAGGAGACTATTGCTATGTGTCTGATTCAATATTTGATGAAAAGGTACAAAGAATTTACTTGGGGTATTTCAATGGTATGCACCTAACTGTATCTGGTGATACCACTACGTCATTTGAGAATGGAGAAGAATTTGATACTAATTTATGGTGTTACGCTGAGCCAAAGGAACCTATTTACGAATGGCAGTGGATGTATAACAAAGTAGTTTATGATGTAGGGTTTTATACAGATGAAGAAGCTTCAAAATGGAGTATACAAGCAACTAAGATTGAAGAAACTAAAAGGATTAGACAATGAGTGTATTTGAAAAGATAAATGAGATTGAAATTAAACCTCATGGTGCAGAATATGCTAACTATGAAGGTATGGTAATTAGTCCTAGTGGATTGCGTAATCTATATGATAATCCAATGATGTGGAAGAAGAATGTTATTGATAAAGAAAAGACATTCTTTGGTAATGCTAATACTGTATTTGGAACCCTTGTCCACTTATATGCCCAACTTTACTATGAAGGAAAGTTAAATAAAGACATGAGTATGCCTAAGGATTACATAGAGGCATCTCTAAGGAACGAAAAAGATGTTTCCATATCAGACATCGACTTAGACTATTTACAGCTTGTATGCTCTGTATTTAGACAAGAGTATTTAGAATTGAATCCAACTCCTGATGAAATAGAAGGATATATTGAATACGATATTAGCAATGATATTAAGATTGCTGGTAGTTATGACGCTTTAGTTAAAAACAAAGATGGTACTTATACTGTGATTGACTATAAAACATCCAATAGGAGTGTGACTGATATTAATGCTTATGCTTTACAAATGAGTGTGTATGCTACGTTGTTACAGATTAATCGTGGCATAGTTGTATCCACTATAAGAGCTGTTGTTATTGTAAAAAATAAAGCTCCTAAGGTTATTGTACTAGAAGCTAAACCAAACATTAAGTTTGCTAATAGGTCAATCAGTCTAGCTATTAAGAAAATTGAAATAGCTACACAGCATCCTGAGATTATTGATATGCTATTTACAGAGAATCCATTTAGCTTTACTTGTGAAAGTAAGATTATCGAAGAGACTACTGTTCTTGATAATAATGCTTTGACATTGAGCAGAGTTAAAAAAGATATTTTTGGGTAGCCTCTATAGTATATAGAAAAAAGAAGGAAAGGAAAGGAAAGGAAGGAGAGAGTAAGAAAGGAAGTAAAAGTAAGAGTACTCCCAAAAGTACTTGTAAAAATACTTTCAACATATATAATACTTTATATTTATTTTATATTTATAATGATATAATACATAAACCAATAGGGAGAAAAGCAGTGAAAGATAAATCAAGTAAAGCAGTAACGTTTACTCTTAATGATGAAATACTTTTTATGCTCAAACAATTGGCTGAAAAAAACTCAAACTCTATGAGTTATGAGGTAAGAAGGTTGGTAAAAGATGAGTACGAAAGAGCAAAGGTTAAGTCATAAATTGTATAACCAATACATGACGATATTAGAGGAATTTAAACCTCCTAAAAAAATTAATAGTGATAAGTATTACGAAGTTGATGACTACTATGGTGTTGGATTTATGAAAGAAAAGAAAAGCAATAAATACAATGTTAAGTTGCTTTATGACTACCATGATGGAAATTCTAAAGTAGGAAGCTCATTGCTGTTGGATACATTGGATGAAGCTATTGAAATTGTAAGAATAATGGAGGAGTTCGCAGTGGATAAATCTACTAAGAAAAAAGCTAAGTTTGACTTCAGTAATGTTAAAGATTATAAATCATCTCATATTGAACCAATTAGTATTGAGGATGAAGAGAAAGCTAGAAAAATAGCATCAATCAAAAAAGAAGTATTTTATTAAAAGGAGTGTTGCATGGATGAGTTTAATCACTCGATAAATCAGTATATAAATACTATGATAGAAAACATGATGGTTACTATAAAAGAGCATATTGATGAAAAGCTAGAAATGGATGGACTTACTGATGTCGAAAAAGAGTTGCAAGAAATTGACATTAAAATAAGATACCTAAAGTCACTGCTTGATTAGTTAATAATATGTACTTATATGGTTAGTATGGTCTGAGCAGTCGTCCTTAAAGCTTTGTGGATGTTTTTAGCTAAAGCATAAAAACGATCCAGTCGCTTACGTAGACTACTCATACAAAAACAGAATGGAGGAGGAAGAGAGATGAGCAAGACATTCTTTTGTGTTCACTTAAATTATGAAGATGAGATTAGAGTTACAGCAGTAAAAGATGGATTGCTGATTCATGATGAAAGATTACGTGATGATGAAGCCAATGAAGCTATTGTAGACTTTATAGAGTTGGTTGCAGGAGACGAGAGAGATGTTATGAAAAAGACACTAGCTAGTCTCTATGAGAATTTTGAAGTTAAAAGTATTGGAGTAGAGATTTAAACTAAAGCATGGTATAATGTCCTATGTAGAAAGTTTATCTGAGAGGTTGTCTACAGCCTCCTCAGCTTCAACCTCTCATATAAATTTATAAGTCTGAGGAGGCTTTATGTTAGAAAAATCACAAGTACCAGTTCCATTGTTATTAGAAGATATAGGAATGTATTATCCAACTGCTAATGCTGTAAAAAAGCGAAGATATGGAATTTATAAATGCTATTGTGGAAAAGAGTTTAGAGCAATGGCTCAAAGTATTAAGAGCGGAAATACAATAAGTTGTGGATGCTATCACATAGAGCAAGCGTCACAACAGCTTACAAGTCATGGAATGTCTGGAACTAGATTATATAAGATATACAGAGGGATGAAGGATAGGGTATTGAATATAAAATGTTCTGCATTTGAACATTACGGTGGAAGAGGAATAAAAATATGTTCTGAATGGGAAGGTGAGTTTGTTAAATTTTATGATTGGGCTATCGCTAATGGATATGATGACGACTTGACTATAGATAGAATAAATAATGATGGCAATTATGAGCCTTCAAATTGCAGATGGGTAAGCATGACTGTTCAAAATAGAAATACAAGCCTATTGTATTCACATAATACAAGTGGCTATAGAGGAGTGTGTTTTGATAAAAGACGCTGTAGATATATATCATCAATAGGTATTGGTGGTAAGAGAATTAGACTTGGAATGTTTGATACAGCTATTGATGCTGCTAAAAAATATGATTCTTATGTTCTTGAGAATAATCTTGAACATACAATTAATGGAGTAATATGATGTTAGATAAGATGGTTTCGGTTTTAGCTGGCAAAGATGCCAATAGCGATTTAGCCCACTATATGAGGGTACTTAGTTTATTCGGCGTGGCTGTTATAGCAAATAATGTTCGCAGCAAGGTTCAGTGTCCTACAGACTTTAGTACAGTACCAGCTAATGTGTATGGTATTGCTATTGCAGGAAGTGGATTAAGCAAGAGTAGAAGCTTACGATACATAGAAGAGTTATTCATTAAAGATGCTCTAATTGAAATCAAAGCTATTGCTGAACAGAAGATGGAAGATATTGACCCATTTGATATGGAAGGTATTGCCAAGCTTATCAAGGAAGGGGTAACTATTAGTCCTATCTATAAGAGTGCTACAGACAGTGCTATTAGTGCTATACGCTCCATGATGGATACTATGGATATTTATTCAGTAAACATTGCATTAGATGAAATGGGTTCAGTATTAGCTAAAGAGTACGATATGTTAAGTGATACATTGCTTAATGCATTCGATCATGGAGTTATCAAACCTAACCTAAGACGTACTACGGGAGTCAAGGGAGCTACTAAACCAGTTCCTCATAATATGATGATGTTTGGAAGTCCTACATTAATCTTTGAAGGTAAAGCAGAGACAGAAAAGCTATTCTTTGATTTACTAGGTGCTGGTATGGCTAGACGTAACTTATTTGCTATGGTTACAAGCCATGTAAATCACTATACTCTTGTTAACGAAGGTGCTACAGCGATAGCTATCAATGAGATTAGTGCTTGTATGACTTACATTGCAACCAACTATCATAATAGAGTCTTGGAGCTTGATGATGAAGCTAAGAGGCTTTATATTGAGTCAGAGATTAAAGGCAAAGAAGACAGCGAGCTAGTATCTAAATATAAACCACTAAACATGGTATATACTCAGAATAAGCATTGGTTGGCATTGAAGATTAGTGCATTGATTGCAATGATGGATATGAAACAGCAAGTAGAAGCTAAACACTTTAATGAAGCTATGGCTATTGTTGAAGAGAGTTTTGAAAGCTTGAAGCTAATTAATTCAAGACCTGAGAAGTATGAACTTATTGTTGATTGGTTGTGTGAAAGCAATGGTGAAGAGAGTGAATATACATTAACACAAGAATTACCATTCTATGCAGATATTAAATCCAAGAAAGCCTTTTGGGAATTAGCTAAAGGTTATGCTTATCAGAACAATATTACTTTACAGATTGAAGACAGGCAGAACATTACGTTTTATCAAGCTAGAGGAAAGACTGCAACAGACTTAACTGAACCATTGATATTCAGTTATTCAGCAGATATGACAACTGGATATACACCTAATGAAATTGGTACTTGGACTGATATGCATAAGGTTACTCAGTCAGATGGGTTGTGTTATTCAGCACATAGATTCAAGAATGGGTATAGAAATAAAGATAATGTAATTACATCATTTTCATTGCTTATGCTTGACGTTGATGGTGGAACCACATTGGATATGGCTAAAATCATTTTGAGCGACTATACATACCTTATTTCAACTACTAGGAACCATCAGAAAGAAAAGAATGGTATTGTCTGTGATAGATTCAGAATTATCATGCCTATGGAATATACGCTTGACTTGACAGTGGAGCAATATAGTAACTTTATGAAGAATATCATGGAGGATTTGCCTATTGAGCTAGATAGACAATGCACTGATGCTAGTAGATTCTTTTATGGAGCTAGTGGTGAGTATTGGTATAACGAAGGGATACTGATTAACTGTGATAAGTACGTATCAAACACTGGCGAGAGTGAAACTTATAGAAAAGCTGGGTCTAATCTATCCAAGAAGAATATTGGTGGTATCAGTCAGTATATCATTCGTAATCAACATGGAGGAAGAAACAGTGCATTGATTAAGTTAGCCCTATTGCTTATGGATACAGGCTATACACATGATGAAGCCAAAGATGAAATACTCAGGGTCAACAAGCAGTTCGACAATCCTCTTACTACTAGAGAGCTTGAAAAGACTATATTTAAAACCATAGAAAGGAAAGAAGAAAAAGAAGTCGATGACTATTCAGATGATGAATATGTCGAAGAAGGCGATCCTTTTGCTGAGACATATGATTAAGATATGTTAAAGCATTATACTGTTACAATATTTTAAATAATAAGGAGATGTATTATGAGTGACTTTGAAATTAAGAATACTTCAGAAGCGCATACGGATGGTATCAAGGTACTACTTTTCGCAGAATCTGGAGTCGGGAAGACTACACAGCTTGGAACATTAGTTGGTAAAACACTTGTATTGAGCGCAGAAGGTGGACTACTAGTCCTAAAGGATAAGAAGATTGATGTTATTGATATTCTTGATATTGCTACACTTGGAAAAGCATATTTAGCTATCAGGGATGGTAAGTTAAAGTATGACAATATTTGTATCGACTCATTGACTGAGATTGGTGAGATGATTGTATCTGAGCTAGAAGACGATGAGTACTTTGGTAATCCATCTAATACTTTCCCTAAGTGGCAAGAGTACACTAAAAAGATGATTAAGATGGTAAAGATGTTTCGTGATTTAAAGGGCGTAAACATTATCTTTTCAGCTTTACGAGAATCAGCAGAAGCAAATGGTTCTGTTACATATATGCCACAGATACCTGCTAAGAAGGCACAGAGCAAGCTAGTAAGTTTGTTTGATGAAGTGTACTATATGAACGTAAATAATGATGGAGAGCGTGTATTGCATACTAACTCAACTTCAACTTATGTAGGTAAAACAAGAGCTGGTATTCCAACAGGTCAAGTCATTTCCGATACAGTAAATATCGGTTCAATCTTAAAATCTATTACAACAAAAAAATAAGGAAATACAATGTCAATTTTTAAACGTATCAATGAAGAAAAAATCGGAACTATGCAAGAGGAGATGAAAGATTCATCAGGAATGAGTTTTATCAGTGAGGCTGGTGTATATGAGTTAGTTGTTAATCGTGCTTGGGGTATTCAGTCAGAAGGTGGAGCAATTGGTGTTCACGTAGAGTTTGAAGGCGAAGGCTTATGGAGTACAGACTTGTATGCAACCAACAGAGAGCAAGATACTTTCTATGTGGATAAGAAGACTGGTAAGAAGATGTCACTGCCTACATACATTACAGTTAAAAAGATGAACTACATTGCTACTTTGTCAGAGAACAATTCATTGGCTAACATCAAGTCTGAGTCACGTATTGTTAAGACAAAAGAGTGGAAAGAAGTTGATGGTGAACGTAAGCAAGTTGAAGTAGAAAAAGAAGTTGACTTCATGGTTGATTGGCAAGGGAAGACCATGAATGTAGCATTGCAACAGATTGAAGCTCTTGACAAAGATAAGAACCCAGTTAAGAACAAAGATGGAAATCAAGTGTATAACTTAGAGATTCTAAATGTATTCAATGCTGATAAGCTATCTGCATCAGAAATGCTATCAGGAGCTACAGAGACTAAGGCTTATGACTCAGCTAAGGCTAGACTAGAAAAGAGTCCTGTGAAGAAAACTAAAGCTAAGCAAGGTACTACAAATGCAACAACAGCAACCAAGAAAGTTAACCCTTTCGCTTGATATAAAAACTGAGTTCCCAAAGCTAACAGCCAGTAATTCATTTACTGCTGGAGGCATGATCTTTTATTATAAGAAAGATACTGTAGTTTATGGTTGTTGGGAATACAAGTCTGGATATAAGATAGCATCTTTCATAAGTAAAGATGTTGCTAAAGAATGGATAGAAAGAAATATTGAAAGGATAAAGGTGAGATTGAATGAAGAAAGAGCGAAAAGACACAACTGTTAACATCAGTGATGTTACTAGTTATAACATGAAGATTCTTTGTGCCGTAAGAGGCATCCAACAGAAAGAGTTTGTAGATATGATGGTTAGAAAAGAGATGGAGAAACAAGGGCTAAAGTATGCAGTGGTTATACCAGAATAACATAGTTGATAGTCTACCAGAAGGAGCTATTGGCTTTGTATATATTATTCACTACAAAGATGGAAGAGCTTATGTTGGCAAGAAGCTAGCTGTATCTACAACACGTTTAAAGCCACTTAAAACTCAAAGAAAGAATGCAGTAAGGACAAAAGTTGCTGAGAACAAATGGAAGTCTTATACAGGCTCTAGTAAGCTTACAGAAGGACTAGAGATTGAGACAAAAGAAATACTAGCTTGGTGCAGCAACCAAAGGACTATGACTTATCTTGAAAATAAGTATCTGTTTGGATACGGTGTGCTTGAGTCATGTGCTTACCTGAATGAAAATATCGGGGGGAAGTTTTGGTCTAATTGCCTAGATGGGCTTATCTTGCAGTAACAATAAAAGGAAACATAATGAATATATTTAAAGACACTGTAATCGTAATGCTCATATCATTCTCTGTATATGCAGTATACCATGAGAATGAATTAGAGAAGGAATATCTTAAAGAAGTAGCATCACTAGAAGCTCAAATGGCTGTATGTGAAGCAGAGTATAATGATAGTGACGAGATCATAGCTCATCAGCAACTTGTCATTAAGATTATGGAAGATGGTGCTTCACTTAAAGAAGCTAATATTATTATTGATGCTGCTGAGGATAACAATGTATCCCCAAAGTTTTAGCATCTATCTGTAAGTCAGAGAGTGACTATGAACAAGATGTTACTCATGCTGTACCTTATGTGATAGGTGCTTTTGGTATATCAATTAAAGATGGAGACTTATTACCTTGTAGTCCTTATACGTTTAAAGGCAATGCTGAATGTTCAGCTGTACGATTAAAACGTAACCTAGATAAGTATCAAGGTAATTACAAAAAAGCTCTTACTGCTTACAAGGGTATATGTAAGCTAGGTAGAGAACAAGCACAAGATGTGCTAAATCATTCAAAGGAGTTATGATGACTAAAGAAGACTTTACTGATAGAGTAGAGTTAATTGGAGGACTACTAAAAGAGGATTTAAAAAAGTTCTTCGACTCAAACGTATGTATTCCAAGAGGTGAGAATCGTCATCCATCGGCAAATATACTACACGCTTTGGCAGAAGACAAAGACATACCTATCGAATGGTTCAATGATAACTACCAAGATGACAAAATACACTCATGGCTACCAATGCCAAGCAATGTATTTTATATTCACAGAAAAATTCGCATCAAACCTTCAGAGCCAGTCTATGAATACAAAGTTAGGATGATGTATTCAGATGGAACATACGAACTTACTGATAGATATTTCACAGTAGATGAGTATAGAGAGTTTGGATTCCCAAAGACCTGTACTCTCGGAGACACAACAAAAAGGATTAGACAATGACACCAACAAATAAAGGCAATTATGATTTTTGCCATGATTGTAAATTTTATATAATAAAACCATTTGACGCTTCATCTTTTAAGTATCCATGTTACTATTCACATGATACCGTACGTGGTGAAGTTAAATATGAAAAAGACTTTATAGACTGTCTTAAATATGAAAAGGATTAGAAATGGATAAGCAAGAAGCATTAAGAATATTAGTTCTATTGTCACAGATGGAAGGCTTTACCATAGGAAAGTTTGGTGACCACTGCCTACCTGATTGGATAAGTGAAGAGTTAGCAAATGTATGTGAACTATTAGCAAAGAAGGTAAGTGAATGAAAGTAAAACTAATTGCTCATCAAGGACTTGAAGGGATAGACCATAGTATAGGACTTTGCTACGCTAAGGGAGATTATTCAGACCCAATTAAGCGTGATAATCGTATTACCAAGGTAGCACTGAAACATAAGCACTCTAGTGTATTGGAGTTTGCTACATTCACATTTGACATATCAGCTAGTACAAAAGTATTACTTGAAATGACTCGTCATCGTATGGCTAGTTATGCGTGTCAGTCAAGTCGATATACATTGAACAAGACTGATATTGTATTTGAGCCTACTGGGCATGATAGAGTAGATATGCTACTTGTTCACCTAAAGATATGGATTGAAGACTTTATAGAGGAAGGAGTATCAAACGAGATTGTATCTCTAATGCTACCGCAAGCCTTCCAATACAACTGGACAGTAATGTTTAACGCTAGAAGCTTAAAGAACTTCCTAGAGCTTCGTAGAGCATCTTCAGCACACTTCCAAATTAGAGAAGTCAGTGAAGCAATGTATGAATGTATCCCTGAGGATATGAAGTTTCTATTTAATGAATAGCCATCTTAGGATGGTTGTGTGGAGTAACACAGACTGGTTAACCAGTGGATGCAGGGTTCACGTTGAGGTATCCGTAGCGACTACGTGAGATAGTTATATGTGTTGCTCCCCACAGTCATCAGAAGAAGATACTGTACACTAACCAATCTATGTGTGTTTAATCGTATAGCAGTGGTCTCAGTTGGTTGAGATTGCAACTGTTATCATCGCTGATAGCACGATGTATTAGCTATCAAAAAACTTACAGTGATAAACTTTTAAATAAAAGTCTAAAGATTTAGTCACGATATAGGAATGTTTCACTGTCATTCGCTATATCACCTTTAGTGAGCCAATAATATTGGTTGATTAAAGGCTTATGCCTACTGATAAATCATTAAGGACACCTACACAATCTAGGTCTGACGTGGTAGAAATATAGTCGGGTAGTGGATGGTATATCAGCATTGCACTACAACTTCAAAAGGATAACAATGGATGAAAAAACAAGATTAGAATTATTATACTCAGCTATTCCAGAAGATGAGAACCAAGCTAAGCGAAGAGAAGAATTAATCAATAGCTTGGAACGTCATCTAGGTATCATTAAACCAACTCAAGATGCTATGGTAGTTGACGGAGATTTAGATGATTGTGATATGTTTAAGGGAGTCAAAAGATGATTGTAACATTGCGTGATTTAGAAAATGCTGGAGCCAATATGAGCAATGGCTATCTATACCATTTAACGTGTCCAACTGGAACAACAGTGAAGCATGGGTTCTATGCTAACGAATGGGATACCGAGAGAATTAAGAAGGCTATATCTGCTAGAAGATATGCTCAAGAGGGAAATCCGCATATATCAAATGGACAGAGAGCTAGGTCTTTTAGATGCACTCAAAGCATATTGAAAGCTATATCAAAATTGGAGAAGAAAAATGAAGTCATCAGAATACTTGTATAGCACATACTATGATAAGGACTTTGTACAAAAGAATATTAGATTGTTTCATAGGCAAATCATTTGGGCAGAAGATACCATTAGGGATTTACTAAATGAGCCATTAGAAACTAGGGATATGAGACGTATTAATGACTGCCTAGAAGCAGTTAATTGGAACAGAAAAAAGATAGCTGAAGCCAACGAAAGAGGAGAATAAATGAAATACCGTAAAGCAGACAATAACATTCAACAATTTGTTGAAGCAAGAGACCACTTTGGTTATTGGAAAATCATAAAGATTTTTTATTCAGAAGAAGATGCACAAGAATATATCAAGGATAATAAATGAACATTGTAGAAAGTATTAATAATTGGGGAATAGCTAGAGGTACGGATAAGACACCTATCACTAAGAAGCTTGCAGTGTATTGTATTGTTGAAGAGTTGCTTGAAATGCTAGGGCTACATAAAGTTATGGATAAGAAATCTCTCAAGAAATTAGCAGATACTTATGCTGAGTCAATGTTAGCTGATGCAGAGATGTATAATGCAAATAGCACTGAGGAAGACGTAATTGATGCTCTATGTGACATCAATGTATTCACTGTAAACTTTATGCCTAGATTTGGTTTTGATGCTCATATAGCTATGGAAGAGACTGTACTAGAGATTAGCTCAAGACTACAAGACCCAAAGCAAGCAGAGAAATGGGATTTATATGGCAATGATGGAGACAAGTGGAAGAAGTTTGAGAATCAGCCATCTCACACTTTGTATAAGGCTAACTATAAAAAAGCAAAGATTTAATTAATAACATAAGTGGTATAATGCACTTATGTTATACAACAAGGGGGTACTAATGTGGGTTGTAGGTTTCGATGAAAAATATTCAATAACAAAAGATGGTATGGTTTTTTCTTATAGTAAAAACAAACATGGCGTTGAAAGAAAATTGGTTCCAGATAAGAATGGGTATTTAACTGTAAACCTATACTTAGATGGAAAACCTTATTGTAAAAAAATACATAGAGAGGTTGCTAAGGCATATATATATCCTTATCATGGAGAGCAAGTTAACCATAAGAATGGAATTAAGTCTGATAATAGAGTTGAAAACTTAGAATGGTGTACTGCATCTGAAAATGTTAATCATTCATTAGACAACGGCTTAAAACAAATAGGGAAAAAATATACCAACAACTCCACTGGATATTATGGAGTTAAAAGTAGTGGAGATAAATTCACCGCTAGAGTTAGGAGGGGAAATAAGGAGTTGTATCTTGGAACATTTGATGATGCAATATCAGCATACAACACTGTATTGAATGCTCTTAAGGATGAAATTGAAGGAATAAGTATTAAAGAGTATAAAAGTGCATCAGTAATATATATGTATGATTTGAACATGAATCTTATTGATACATTTCCATCAATATCTGATGCTGAAAGAAAGACTGGAGTTGCTAGTCAACATATTGGAAAGGTTATTCTTGGAAAAAGAATGACAGCTGGAGGTTATATTTGGAAGAGGGAAAATATATGTTAAAATTGAAGTGGAAAGAACAGCCAGAGAATACTCTATATAAAGCAGACTACACAAAGGCTAAGTTATGAGTATTGAAGATACATTAGCAGAACGACAGCAAACACATGGTGATTTTAGTGTTCAGTCAATGATTAGCCAAATGATTAAGCTTGAGATGAGAGAAGCCACTTGTAGTAACTGGAATGAGCTTGCTTGGGATATGCAAGAATCACTTGATATGATTGTTCATAAGATAGCGAGAATACTAGCTGGTAATCCAGAACATATTGATAGTTGGCATGATATATCAGGCTATGCTACATTGATTGAGAAGCGATTAAAGCGTGACTTGGAAAAGGACTTAAATGGAAACAGTAGTTGTTGATAAAGAAAACCAGTATCTCAGACTTTTAGTACGTACTGTACCTGAAGTGCTATGGAAAGGGAACAAGAAAGCAGAAGATGCTCTTATTAGACTATTGGCTCAATGCTTCTCTGATGGAGTAGAGTTTGGTAGAGATGGTAGAGTAGAAGTAGTCCTTTAGGACTATTTACAAACTAGATTGGAATCAAGCAAATCTTCTGCGTATTTCTCCATAAGTAGATAATTGCTCATCACCTTTTCAAATACTTCTTTATCCGTTTTTACAATTGTATTATTCATTATAGGCTTTTTAACGTTAGGAGTGACACACTTCTTAACTTGTGGCTCACAACCAAAGCACCCACTAAAAAGTATAATTGTTAAAACGATTAATAACATCTTGGCAGCTGTCATTTTTATCATCCTCCCATATATAAATTTTCTCAGTCTTAGTTTTGAATACAGTGTCTCTATGCTTCATATTTTCAGTGTACTCGTTGATAGCAGTCTCATAGTCTTTAGCATCTTGCTCACGCTCTTTAGATATATATGCTAAGTCTTTAGCTTGTAGAGCAACAGTAGCTTGTAGATTAATGTTTGATATCTTCATCAATACCAATGATGCTGATAATGATAGCAATACAACTAAGACCAATACATACTTCCAATATTGTGTTAATAGCTGTATCCACATTCATTCCCCCCTTGGGTCTTTCAAAGCTGATTTTTCACCAAACCAAAAACTAATCATCATTCCAACCATAGTACCTATTTGTGCAAAATACATAGCGAACTCTATCTTTCCGATAGCAACGCCCCATGTAGATACTGCGATATACATAGTGGCGAATACATAGGTAAGTATTGGACGAACTGAGTCTGATATTAATTTAAGCATTATGCAACCTTTTCAAAAGTTTTATTGCCATCTTTGGAAACAAAGAACCCACGATAATCACCGACGCTCATAGCTACCTCACAATGCAACCAAGTGCCCTCATGTAATACTTTCCTTAAGTCAGGCAATAACCCTGCTCTATGTGCGTTCATTAGTGCATTAAAAGCTTCTTTAATAGGCATAGACGGTGTAATATCTACCGCCTCAAACACTGTGTGCTTTGATGCTTTAGACTTACTTCCTACCGCTTTATTGAGTGCTTCATTTCTAAAGCCACTATTGACCTTTAATGGCTTATTCCCAAGTATACCTCTGATTGACTCTAGCAGTTTGGATAATCTCTTGCCTGAGTTGATATATCGCATTGCATCAGTACGATTGAGAGACACAAGGTCAGGATGACCAGCTGAGTTTGTAAGCTCCTCAAAGCTAAAAAATGTGCTAAACCCTTGCATTATTTAACTCCTTGCAATGCTACTACGTACAACCATGTTACGAATACAGAACCACATACTAATGTTCCAAAAGTGATGCCAATCCATTTAAGAATATTGTATGCAGTCCTACCATCCCTAGCTTGTGACTCTACTATACTGCACTTAGTAGAGATGCGAGTATTAATATTGTCCAAACCATCTTGGGTTAGTTTGTTAATATCTTTCTGAGCCATATGTCTTGATTCAATACGCTCATTCATTAACCGCATATCAGATTGAACCTCTACCATGATTTTCATGGATGATGCCATTTCGGATATTCCTTTGCTCATCTGCTTGAGGTCTTGATGAATTAATAACACGCTATCCTGAGTGATACGTAAGTCTTTCTTAATATTATCAATCTCTACTGCATGTTCCATCACTCCACCTCTTCTATGCTTTTAATACAATGATTACCCTTACGTGGGTCAATGCAACTCAACACCTTGCACACTACTACTCTCCACTTGCAACACCCGTAGTCTTTCTCTAGTAGGTTCTCACCCATACGGTCTGACATGGTTTCATCTTGACCCCTGAATACCTTACGGTTAATCCATACGTCAATGATGATTAAATATTTGTACATCACACACCACCAAAAGCTAAGCTGTAATTATCTCTATCTTCATCCTTAACCCATCCAAACTTATATGAGCCAACAGTAATTAGAAACAAGTTCTTATCAGTAGGACTCTTCTCATATTGGAAGTAACGGAAGTTGTATGCTGTATTTCTCCAAGTCCATTGAGTAGTAGCTCCAAAGTGGAAGTTGCTGGTAATGCTGTCACCTAAGTCAAACGTATTACCGTATGCTTTACGTTCAGCACCTTTTAGCAACCATACCCAAAACCAACCCTCACTACGTAATCTAACTACATGACCAAAGTCAAACGTATCATCATTACAATCGTCATCAAGCCATCCCCATATCAACCAATAGACTAGCTTGTACTCAATCCAAGACACATTGCGTTTCTTGATATAGCCACCAGTAGTGCCGTGATATGGGCGAATATAGTAGTATTTCCACAGTTGCTGATTTTCGATAGGTCGCTCTAGAAGTCGTTGCAGATATACACCGTTTTGTAGCACATAGTTGTACACAGTGTTTCTAGCATACTTGCGAAATGGTAGTGCTACGTATATCCACACTAATCCAAATACCTTACGGAAGAGTGTGAACAGTAGGATTGATGTGTATTCTAGGTATTTCATTTCCATCTACCTACTGCTATATAAGAAGGCTTTGAATTAGACCCAGTTGTAGCTGCCATAATAACTGATATGTAGCCAGTTGTTGTAGGGGTTCCACTAATTACAGCCCACGAAAACCCTATCAGAGCATCATAGCATCCAACAGATATAGATGGTACTGAGATAAATGTAGCTGGAAAAGTAATGCTCAAGCCAGAGGAGTAAAATAGAGAGCCAGTTGCAGAATTTGCTGTCTGAATAGTAGCTAGTCTATTGTGGCATATCATAGTCCCATCTGAGTATTTTATAGCTGTCCCATTTGAGTTTACTATTGTTTCTGCATCTAGTGCCATAGTCCCACTTGTAGTAGGCAATGCTATATTTACGTTAGCAGTAGGATTACTTTGATTTAGATTTGTGCTGAATGTACCAGCATCATTTTTTAGTGATATGCTCATGTTATGCTCCTATATAGTGTGCTTGGAAGTATGTTATATCAGGTCTTCCACTAACTGTTGATAATGTACTTCCGCTTGTTTGATACCCATAAAACTCAATATAATCAGTTGTTCCATTAAGGTATATAATACAACTAACAAGGGGGGTATGACTTACCCCATTACAATATAAAGCAATAGCCTTATGTTGCACCCCATTCTTATAAATTGTAGCTTGGCTGTTGCCTGTTAATGCTGGAAAGGTTATAGCTCCACTTACTTGATAATATCCAGCTTTTTGAGGTGTGAATCTATAATTAGTTGTTGCATCATAAGAATTTGTAGTATCAAATTCTTTTATATTAAATACTATTTTTGTTACTACAGCATTTAGACAGGACGTACTTCCGTTCTGATAAGCACTAAACATAGGTTTAACACTTAGATTCAAATCAGCATCTTCTACTACTCCACTCTGTACCATGCTCACACCAGTATCACCATTTAGTATAAGACTCATACCACTACCTCCATCATAATAATTACACCTAGAGCTTGTATACTCAATGCTAGTGCTTCTTTAAGTTCATCCAGTGTTACCATAGCCACTGAGTTATCTGCAAGCTTCCAGTATGTTTCTGTTATCCCTACAACATCAGCACTCATAATGGCTGATACCATACGTTGTTGGTCTATGTCTCTACCATCAAACACTTTACCTGATGTAGTCGTTACAGTGATTTGCTGTAGTGCTTGTAGCTTTGCCTCTTTAGCTTCCTGTATAGTTTTAAGTGCTTCTTGTACAGTTGCTTCAGCATCTACTAAGTCCATCTCATCATTAGTAAGTGTTCTCCACTCCCCATTATCTAATACAACCCATTCAGTTGTAAAACCTACTTGTAATCCAGTTACTTTATTAATTAATTGTTTCATTTAATTTCTCCATTCGCTTTCGCTCATTACGCAAGTTCCAAGTGATCACAGGCGAAACGACAACCGATGCCCCAAACCGAATACCAAACGTTGACGCCCCAATAAGACGCGCGCGAACCGGAGCTCGAAGTGTCGTCACGATGGCCGCCGAAGACAGCCGCTGTTGGTCCGTATTGATACGCATAGAGCGATCCTCGACCTTCGGTCTCAGTATGGTATGCCCATCCTGTACCGTCTGGGCGCATATGTAAATCTTTGCCCCAAATCCATTGACACCCGGTAGCCATACAGATCCCAAACTTTGAGGTGTAATTGGCGAGATGCTGAGTGATGCCGGTATCGGCAGTTGAAGCGGATGATGCTTCTAGAACCCCATAAGCAATAGCGACGAACTCGTTATAAGAGATCAAGTCTTTGCTATGCGCTTTGGCGACTTCTGCCGCCTCGAACCATGTGAACGTACCATACGTGACCGAACCATCCCCACCATAAAAGAGTGGAATTTTCGGATAGTTACGGCCGTTTGATACCGTACCACCTGCAATAGTTTTACCCGCTGCAGATGTTCCATAGGTATGGTGATCGACATTACACAAATAGAGGTCATACCATCGACCGAAGATATATGCCATACCAGACGGATCACAGATAGGGCGGAACTTCAAATCCCAGAATGAATACTGGTTAATCCCTGCGATTTTTGTTGCATCAGCGGAAGTAATGTTATTGATCGCGGTGAATGCTTCAGGAATAACACCATAATGAAACCCACCTATTTGGCGAGAGTTCACAGTAGTGTATCCAGTAGGATTTGTAGCATTGGCAGAGATGATAAACCCACCCGCTTCTAGAGCATAGACGTAGTAATCCGTTCCTGCGGCTTTAGCACCTGTATCGAGTGCGCCTACTCCTACGCTGTTAAGTGAGAGAGTATATGCTGTAGTTGCTACTGATATGCACTTACTGTTTACCATAACAGCTGTACCTACTGGAATAGTAATAGAAGATACAGAAGCTTTGCTAAATAGTGGAGCACCTATAAAAGGCTTCTTCAACACACTACCTATTGGCTCACCATTAGCATTTATTACACCATTATTATTTACACCTATACTTGCCATTATACTACCACCAATCTGCTATTTGCACTTATTGTTAAATCAACACCAGCATTTATTGTTAAATCCCCATTAGCATCACCTACTACTAGAGCAGACTTACCAGCTGGAATAGTGTAGTTCGTAGTGACTACATACTCATTTTCATTGAACACATTATCAGTACCACCACCAGTAGCTCCACCACCTACAGAACCCCATGCTCCATTAACATATGCTTCCATAGCTAATAGTTCTGAGTTGTATCTCATATAACCGTTTACTGGACTTACTGGACGTTGTGCTGTTGTACCAGCTGGCATTACTGATGCACCAGTTGCATCAGTTCTTGGAGTAGCAAACGCTGTAGTAGCTAGTTGAGTTGAGTTTACTGTAGTAGCTGCAGTTGGAGCTGTTGGCGTTCCAGTTAGTGCTGGACTTGCTAGAGGTGCTCTACTAGTATCCGTAGGATGTACATGATCAGCTCTTGCGAAAGTCGTTAAAGTTCCTACTGCCTGTGTTCCATTCATCTTGATATCAGTAGCAGTAGCTGTAAAGTTCGTTGGATGTACGTGGTCTTGTCTAGCTACTGCTGTACTTGTTCCTACTGCAGCAGTAACTGCAGGAGCTACTGGAGCTACAGAAGCAAGACCAGTAATAGAATTGAAACTTGTACCAGTGTAAGCATTTGCTGCGTTAAGCGCATTAGCAGTAGTTGCTGTTGTAGCAGTTGCTGCATTACCTGTAATTGTTGTCTGAAGAGGATGTACGTGATCTGCTCTAGCGACAGTTGTACTAGTACCAACAGCGGCGGTACCAGCAACAACAGGTGCAGTTGAACTTAAAGCTGTAAT